AGTCTTGGCTCCAAAGTATGCGGCACTTTCAGCGGCATGGTACTGGAACAAGCGTGGCCTGAACAAAGAGGCCGATGCAAAAGACTACACCGCCATGACCAAGAAGATCAATGGCGGCGTAATTGGCTTAGATGACCGTATCAAGCATATCAAGCACGCTTTGGATGTTCTAGGCGGTTGATTGGGATGTAGCAACAGGCTTCAGAAGCACTTGTCTCCACTAGCACGACAGGTGTTCTTTGGCCCATTTGCTGTTTTGCGTGGTTGATATACCGCTTGCAGTTGTGGCAATAGTGATCCGGGTGTTCAGGATCACATCTAGCAACATCAAACAGCAGCATCTTTGTATTCCAATTCAAGCAGCAGTTCTAGGTAGTGGATCGCCTTCTTGATGTCAGCAGCCCCGTTTTTTTCCTTGTACCTAGTCACATACTTCACTACATTTCCGGCACAAAAACCCAGATCGTTTGCGTGGATATAGACAATTGGCTGGATGCCTTTGTCCTTGTAGTGGTTGCCAGAAACTTGTTTATCAAGTGCTGATCCAGTTGCAGACACATACACAACCGGGATGCATCCATGCTTCGTGCAGTGTTCTACTGTTTGGCATTCATCGCAAAGCATCACGACTCCTTTACGAAAACGCCATTGGGCATCAGAGTGCCTTTACGGTCTTTGATTTCGGCATAGGCTTGCTCTATGCAGGTCACCAAGTTGATGTCTTGCAAAGCGCAATAATTGACCAGACAGACCATCACATCACCAACGCCATCAATGATTCCTGCTTTGTCTTTCTTGATGGTGGCATCAGCCAACTCACCAAGTTCAGACATGGCCTTGAGAAGCTGCGTGTCAGGGGTTGAGTTTGGAATAATCTTCCGAGCCTCAGACCACTGGATAATTTTCATTTCAACATCTGCGTAACTCATGGTTTTCCTTGTAGGTGGGGCTTACTCGCTGCGTCTGCGCCGACCTTCATGGCTATGGGCCATGCGTCATCACGCAGCATCCGCTTTCAGCCCCGTTAATCAGAAGGGCACATCGTCCCCAAAATCATCAAACCCACTGGAAGGCTTAGAAGCCTTTTTAACGGGCGCTGCGTCCTTTGGCTTGACTGACAGGCTCATAAACTTTTTACCCGTCTTCTCGCTTGTTTTAAGCCATCCTGACACCCACAGGTCAACGCCATTGACGTTGAGGCTTCCCTTGTAATCAGGATGATTGTCTTGTTGCTTGTCATCGTTCTTAAAGATGGCTCCGCGATTTACGTTTGAGTATTCCATGTTTTTCCTCTTTTAATTAAAGATACATTTGCTTGAGTTGTTGCAAAGATTTTTGCAATTTTTCTTTGTGGTAAATTTAAATTTCTTATTTCATTGACTTGTTCCAAGGTTAGTTTGTGAGTTGGAGATTTTTCTCCACATCGAACGTAATTGTTTTGTGCTCTAGCAAGTCGTTCACCTCTCGCTTGCCTTCCTTTCTTCTTTTTGTCGTTTTCATTGTCTTGGTTTGTCCCTATTGAAAGGTGCAGCGGATTCACGCAAAGAGGCGTATCACATGAGTGCATAACAATCATATTTTCTGGAATTTTTCCTTTGTGGATTTCAAATGAATATCTGTGGGCCATCATATGGCCTGTTGAAGTTCTTATTTTTCCGTATCCATTGCTTCCACACTGTCTTCCAAGCCATAACCAGCAGCCAGTTAGAGCTTCTGGAATATAAGAAATATTGAATCTCTCAATTTCGCTTAAAGGCTTGCAGCCACCAAGTTTCTTGAGATTTAAAAAATCAAGCATGTTGCACCTCATCAAAGTGTCATCGTAAAGATGTGGAAGGCAATGATGAGTTGCTTTTCAGGCTGCAGACCCTATCCACAACGCAATTATACTTCCTTTGCTTTCTTGATTTCACTTCTTACTTTGCTTGGAAGCATTGACCACAAAGCCACCTTTTGTTCGGCTTCTAGGTTCTCCGCTTCCATCCTCTCAAGACCTTGCTTTCCGTCTAAGGCCATGATTTCTTGTGCCAACTCTTGCAGATACTGAAGTTCCTCTGCTGGCAGAGAATCAGCAATGCCTTGTGCTGGCGTGATAACTACTTTCTTTGTTTCAACTGGCTTGGATGAATCAAGAGCGTCATGCTCAACGATTTCAAGCGCGGCAACCCACAAATAGCGGCGCAAGTATGTTTGCACTGCTCCAAGGTTTTGCACCTCATGGCAGCCCTTTAAAGCTGCTGTAGACATGGGTGATTCGATGACGATTACTTCCTCTGGCTTGTCAGTATTGATGATCCGCAGATCAGCAGTTTCTTTGCCAAAGCTGATGATGCCTGTCAATCCAAACTCTTTAAAGATTTCCAAAGCTGGGATGATGAAGTCGCCAAGTTCAAAGTATTTGTAATTGGCAAACTTGTTGTGGCCTGACTTCTTGAGTTCGATGCTGTGGAACTTGGCCCGAGCAGCGTTGAGTTTTTGATAGACATTCATTTTGATTCCTTGGTGTATTGTGGTGGGAACGGGATGTTAAACGCTTTGCAGAGTTCTTCCATCTTTGCCCAAGCTGTTGGGCTTTCCATGCCCATTGCGTACAGATCATTCTCCGTCATGCTTCACCTCTTTTGTCTCAACAATTACGCTTGATGGAATGTCTCGGTAAGAGCTTCCAGACACACTGTTGAAGCCTTGACCAAGAATGCACTTGTTGGCGTAATTCAAGATAATCTGCTCAACTTCTTCGCGTGTAAATTCGATTTTCATATCATTCCTTTAAAAAAACCACAGGTAAAAACCATGCAAAATTCCAATCGGGAACAGCAATGCTCCAGCGATTAGAAAGCCCCACAAGCCTTGTGCAAAGCAAGTGAAGATGTGCGTGAACCATGCTGCAACTGTCAGCCAAATAATGATGGCCCCCATTACTTCACTCGCTCAACTTTGGTTGCAAGCAGCCATTTGTCTCCAAGGAAACGAATGGACTTGATCCACTGGCGACAGTTATGTCGTTGTGTGCTGACTGGCACACCTTGAACGCAGAACAGGCTGCGTACTTGTTTGAGGGCTTGTGTGTTCATGGACTCTCCTAAGTTGTGGAGCCTCTATTGTTAACCCAAAAAACAATCATGTGTATTAGGACAAACCCTAATAGACACATCTTTTTTTTGATGTAATCTTTGCGCTATGAACACACATGAACAACATGAACGTATGGCTGTCGAGCCGTTGCTAGACTATGCAACATCGCTGGTTCAGCAATACACAAACCCGGATGACATGGAGGCTGCTACCAAAGCACTTCTGATCGTCACGCTGGAACATCTTTTAAACAGGAGAATCTACATTGAGCAAATTACACGCTAAGTTGTTTTACCTTGAGCAACTGAGCATAAACCCAAGCCATCACCGCATCATTGCAAACCGCATGGTTGAAAGATTTAGCGTGAGTCCAGCAATGGTCAAAGATGAACTGCTGGCTGATGGGTACATCAAGCTGGACAAGGTTGTTCGCATGGGCGAGACACGCAAGAACAATTACTTTTTCGTCTTGACTGGAAAAAAGTTTGTATATACAACTGAACCTGAAAAGCAAGTTTCCTCTGTAGGTTTCTGGCCTTGCGGCACAAAGAAGTCAACGGGCAATGCCTTTGATCTGTCAATGGCTAAGGGCTTGTTTAACAAGACAGAACTTGCGGCATCGGTAAACAAGGGCAAGCCAAACAACTACAACTCAACAGTGCAAATCATTGCCTACAGCCGAGCATGACATACAAGACAGATTCAAGCAGCCAGTGTGCTGGTAAAGACAAGCTGCCTACCAAGGAGCTGGCGCTGGTCATCGTTGGTCGCCGCCGTGATAACCCAATGGAGGCTTACAAGTGCCCTCATTGCGGGTACTGGCACGTTGGTCACGCAACACCAAAGAAGCGAGACTTCAAGAGGTCGCCAAAATGAGCAAGGGAAGTTCACCAAGACCGTTCTCTGTAACCACAGAGGATTTTTCAGCCCGATGGGAAACCATCTTTTCTAAAGGAAAGTCAAATGTTAACAATGTTCCAGAAAAAACCAGTGGGCCAGATGGCTCGGCTCAAGCTGATCCTGTCACGCAAGGAGGGAGCGACAGCAGCGGAGATAGCACGTTACCTTCCGACAACCAGCCCCCACAGTAAGCTGGCCCGTTTGGAGCGTGAGCATATGTGGACGGTGCTGCGTAAAGACAATGGCAACGGAACCAAACAATACTTTGGCAAGCCACCGAAAGGCGCAAAATGACTGACAAAGAACTATTGGAACTGGCTGCAAAGGCGGCTGGAATGCAGATCGTTGGCGAGGTCGATGAAATGATTTGTCAGCCAGATCACACGACTGGCGGCTTTGTAATTCGCAATGACCGGGGTGGTGATTCTTGCTGGAACCCCCTCACAGACGATGGCGATGCGCTACGACTGGCGGTGAAGTTGGCCGTCGAGGTTGTGTACTTCGCGCATAGCGTGCGAGTGGGCAGAATTGGCATCCCGGATATGCATGAACTGAACAACGGCGACCCCTACGCAGCCACCCGCCGAGCCATTACCCGTGCAGCAGCAGAGATAGGCAAAACGCTAAAGAAGTTT